TGCGTACCTTGAGTTACTAGCGCAAGATGATTTTGATGTATTGAGGGCTGTTAAAACAACTAAGGACAAATATGTTCGTAGAGCCTTGGAGAAATCAAAGAACGTAAGTTCTGCTTCAAAACTATTAGGGTTGAAAAATTATCAAACCCTGCAAAACTGGATGAGAGAGTTAGGTATCGAAGATGATAACAACATTCGAAAGTAAGAAAGACAGGCCAAGCTTGAAAGATGCTCAAGCACTTGTTGGTGGTTTAGTCGAAATGGTTCACTTGCCACACAGACCAGAATTACAAGTTCTCGTTAACGAAGAGGGATTGCTTAAAGATCTGCCTTTTAATGTAGAGGCTTCAAAGCTATGTATGCAACCTATTGTTGGGGACGTTGTAGTTCTAAAAGGAGAGGCACAATGGGACTAACAGACGATGATAAGTTTCACACGGTTCATGTGTACCCGAAGCCTGATCATTATCCCGAAAAGCGAGAGTTCTTTGTCGAGATAGAGGGCGTTGTTAAGAAGACTTATCCGATCAAGGCCGAAAGTTCTGCCAAGGCTAGTCAGTTGGCTAAGAGCGAGTTCATCATTGAGTTCGGTGGAGATAAGGACAAGATTTTAATTAACGATGTGTGGAAGAATAAATGATTGAATATTTTACAGCACTGGTGATTGCGTATACCTTGCAAGGTCACGACATTGAAACTGCTGTATGGTTCAAGAACGAAAGACATTGCTTACGAGCCATGAGCAGTAGGACATTCGATCATATGTATGATCATATGTACGAATTATATGGCAATGATATTTCTATGGGCTGTTACCCTTCAGAAAAAGTGTCAAAATTAGTTAGGCCGCGAGTTCGGCCTAATTAATTATTTCGGCAGGTTATATTTTTTTATAATATTCCGAACAAAAGTTTCGGTTGAAAACATTACTTCTGCAATTTTTGGTATTTTCATATTTCTGCTTAGAAAGCTATTAACCATTTTTGCATTTTTAGATAGATTTTTAATCTCATCTTGTTTTTCGGCAAAAGTTTTTATTTTTACTTGACCCCGAAGATTTGGTCTTTCTGATACGTCCAATCTATTTTGGACGCACCAGTTTTTACTGTAGAGATCCTCGTATCTTATTCTAGCAGCTTCGCTTTCGTATACTTTACCTTTTACTTGAGCCTTTAGTCCCATTATTCACCTCCATTTATGATTGCTTGTTCCTGATGATGTAGATCACCGCCCACAACCCCGACAAATCGTCTTGAGCCTTGATCTGTTCTTCTATATTTACCGAGCCTGCCATCTTGCAGAAGAGACGTAACAGCATTTTTAATTGTGGTTCTGCCATCATCTCTCAAGTTTGCAGCGTTTATATTTGTGTTTGGAGTTGAAGCAATGGTAGCCCAAACGCCATCAATATTCCCATCATGCGTCATATAAATACCCGCTTGTTCTTGCAGATCTATAAAGTTGAAAACATATTCAATTCTATTCCGAACAATTTCAGAACCGATGATACTTCTGATATCTTCGCTTCGATCCTCTAGTAGCCCATTATTCGGGTTACGAATGAAATGCCTGATGTCCCGATTAGCAACACCGTTTGATTTTACGACTGCGCCATCAAATACAGCGTTTCTTGTGTAAGTAACACCAAGGTTTTTGCATCTTGTCCGAGCTACGCCCTCATCGACTTGCCACACAGCGAAAGCTGACCTGACCCCATCAACAATAGCTGATGTACCCCGAATAAGATTACGAGCCTCTTCGGGCGTTGTAACAGGATCTTTGTCCCTAATCTTAGCCATATGGTGGTTAACCATTACTGTAGCCCCTGTTTCTGTGGCTATCTGAGCTAATAAACCCATGAACGCAGCTCCAGCAGCAGGGTCTGCATTTACGTCTGCGTGTACGAATGAAGCCATAGGATCAATAACAACCAACGCTAGATCTTCGATCTCAAGCATTTCCTCGTATATTTTTTCAAACTCTGGTGATGTGACGTAAGTATTGTCCGCTTTCATCATAATTGGGAACACTCCGCCCTCGTTCGGCAGCGGAACAACCAGCAGATTATGCTTATAACCCGAACGATTGTTTGACTTGTCCAGCCTGCTGACTCGGCGATGCAACTCATCTCTATCATCTTCCGCCGATAATATAATGGCTGACCCGTGATGTGAGACCAAACCCCCGAAAGAACTTTGCATAGCTTCGCCCGAAGCGACCTTCATAGCCAGATCCAATGTCATCATACCTTTACCGCTATCTCCAGCAGCCGCGAATACACATGGAACTCCGAGTGGTATAGTGTCCCCGATTAGAAATTTTTGTTCGGGTGGCGCACCAACGAACTGCTCTCCGATCAACAGGTTTCTGTTCTTGAGAGATAACGCCTTCTTTACTTTGTGGTTTGGTGCGTTGAGAAACTTCGATATATCAAATGCTTCTTCAATCGCATCAGCAGCGTCCCATTTCTTTGGCTTACCCTGTGGTGGCGTAAGCATCGTAACGGCTTTTGCCCCTGCGTTAACACCAAGTTCTTGCACTATTTTGGCTAATTTCTGACCCGCTTCATCGTTATCAGGCCATATAATAAGCTCTTTGCCGTGCAATGGAGAGAAATCAAACTTATCTTTTGTGCGCTGAGATAGCATCCCTGCGCCCCCGATAGTACAAGTCGCTGTATGCCCAAGCTTAATTAGTTCATCAGCACACTTTTCGCCCTCTACCCATATGACCCGATCCGCTTCTTTGATCTGCGGTAGGTTATATAACGGCCTAGTTTCTGGTAAACGTGGGAACTGACGAAACTCTTTTTTTGCGCTGCCGTCATTATCCCGAACAATTTCACCAGTTTGATCTCGTTCGATGTATTTCCTGACCGCAACGATGATTTCACCGTCTTCTGACAGGTATAAATACTCTCCATCATATGGCGTTGAGTAATCTATTACCCGCTTTTGTTTAATTTGTTCGGGTTGTGGTTCCTGCTGCGGCTGGGCAAGCGCAGGATTTATCGGGTTCATGGGTGGTTCTGTCTGTGGTTTTTCCAACCATGTACCAAAATGTTCGGCTACATCTTTAATTTTCCAACTGTATGCCGCCATCAGGATTTTAGTTATGCCCCCAATGCCGTCACCTGTGTTAAAATCCATGCCTCGCATGAACTCTGAGCTAGATGGATCTATATTTATCTTGAGAGATTGCCCTGCTTCGCCATTCAAAGACCCCAAATAAAACTCATTCCGAACAATTCTTCCGTTTGGATAAGCGTTTTTCAAAGCCTCTATTTGCACATAAGACGGAACTTTATCCGTTATCTCTGCGACTAAATCTCTCGGTTCACTACCATATCTTGTGTTGCCAATTACCCTTAATGACATTATATTGTCCTTATATACCTATTTACCTCTTTGGGGGGTAGATCATAGTCCTTTTGCCTACCCCCTACTTTTTATTCATTATTCCAACAAGTCTCCCTAAACTCGCAAAACTTACAAAGATAAAAATCTTTTGTTTGAGCTATGCGAGGTAGAATGTCACCTGCTTTTGCTGCAGTCAAGATATTTACAGCCTTGTCACTTGCCGTCTGTGCTAACTCCCGATTGAACGGAACTAATTCGTAGTAAATCTCAGATGTGTTCTTGTTTACCACTGTGAAGAGCGCAGGGTGTTCTGTAAGATCCATGTACGCTTGATATAAAGCGATCTGAGTAGCGTAAACAGGATTTGCCTTGGCTACCCCCATGCGCTGAAAGCCTTTCCACTTCTGATCGTTTGCTGACTTGTTTTCCCATAGACATGGATAGCCCATATCTACGTCACCGTCACAGACCACACCATCAATGTGTCCTTTGATTTCGTCATCAGCTATAGAAAAACCGAACTGTTGTCCCATCTTATCCTCTGTTCTTAGATCGAACCCTGCATCGCGTAGCCACATTGCAGCGTAGTCTTCGATGTAATGACCGAACTCGAATATCCTGAGTGTTCTTGCACTGAAGCCCGAACCCTCGTCTTGTGGATAGTTTAAGTACCGATACTGTATCTTTCGACTGCATTCGTCACCTATGCTTGAAGCTCCCAAGTATTTTCTTCGTTCGCGTTTGCTATTCTTTTCTACGATAGCTTTGTCTACTGCTTGCGATATTGCCTCTGCTTGTGGATCAGAAGGGGATACTTGTAGTAGGCCAAGCGCCTGTTGACTTATAGTATTTGTCTTCGAGTTTCCCAATTTCAACTTCCTCTGTTAGTTTTGCTGCTTCCTGTAAAGCAAATATTAATACATGAACCTGATCTTCTGAAAGATCAGAGAATTTGGTGTCCCAACCAAATGTTCCTAATATAAATGCCAACTCTTTTATTGGCTTTGGTTCGTTACTCATTTTCTAACCGCCTCTATTTTTCCCGACTTCATACTTAACTGAAAGTCTTCTATTTTTTCTTCTCTTTGGGGAGTTGTCCATTTATGTGTTTCTGTCAAAGGAACAACTTTTTTGCCGATTTTACTTAATTTTGTTACGTCCAAAGTAGAGGTTCCATCCGTCCAATGCTGTAACGTACAAATTGAGCCATCCTCCAATTTAGTTGTCCAGTGTCCGCCTTTTCTTTCTTTTTTTCCCATGTTTCCTCCTCAGTGCATTATTTCTTCTTTGTCTTCTAAAATTAAATCTAATAGATGATCTATCTCTTCAGGATCACAATCTTTGTTCTTAAAGCTGATTGCAGATACAACTTTATCTCTGATAATAATATTGGCTGAGCCAAACAAAACTTCATCCTCTGACTCATCTATCTCGCCTTGAATGACATTACTTGTTTTTTTACTCATGGCATCTTGATTGTAAGACCCTTCACAGAAACAAACATATTCTAAATTATCTGTGTAAATCTCATCGTCATCTTTTCTTTTCGCAAGAATTAAAAAAATTTCAAACCTAGCCATCAACCTTATCCTCTGCATCATTGTGCTTTAACCATAACGCAAGATCTGAAACCATGTGCTTAAATTCACTTGTATCAATTTTGGCAACCAATTCACCATTGAACCAAATTTTAAGCCCATCATCATATACTGCCCATCGCGTTTTTACGTCTTTCATAGATACCTCCTAACTGCTTGTTCGATTACGAACTTATTCCATAAGAAACTAAGCATACAAGCCGCCCTGTACTTCGTCCAAGAGAAGTCAAATGGCTCCACATCTACTCCCTGATTAACAAGATGTACTCTCTGTTTATCCGTTAATCGTTGATCTAGCCACCTTTTTGTCTTTTTGGCGGCATTGCCATCTTCTATCTCTCGCAAGAAATCATCTGCAGCCGCCGTGCATTGTACGCCACCGCCAACTGCAAGAACCTTCAACTGCCCCCCTCTTCCTGTTACTTTTCCAAATGCAACACTTCCTTTTGAATTAGTCGCTACTCCAACAAATCCCTCAAAGCCCATAGCCATGCGCAGACTTTGATCTCCAAACATATTCATCCATCTAAATGGAGACATCTGCATAAGATCGAACTCTGTCATATCAAACGAATGAAGCTCTTCTTTTTCTTCTTTCTCGCCACTGTCAAAGATATGATCACAGATAGGACATATCTTAGCACTCATAGGCACAACGGCTTCGCACTCTGGACATTGCTTGAGCGGTGCTTCGCCTTTTTGTTTTTCTTCTAAGTTTACAGCATCTTCTAATGATCCATGCGTAAATATACTTGTTCCGAAGTCCAGAACAATGCAGTCCCTTTTAACTAGATCAGGAAACTCTTCTGGATCTATTGTGCGTAAGCCACGCCCGATCATCTGCACCATTGTGGCTTTCTGAGAACATGGTCTGGTTAGGATAATGCACGACACTGGTGGCGCATCAAAGCCCTCTGTAAGCACAGATACATTGACTACGACCTGAACATCACCATGAGCTAGATCGTGCAGCGTTTGCGCTCTCTCTGCCTTTGGAGTCTCCCCTGTGACCAAATTAGCGTTTATGTCTTGCTCTAAGAACTCTTCTAGCAGATCTTCCGCGTGTTTTACTGTACTGCAAAATACAACAGTCTTTCTGCCCTCTGCATGATTAAGATACTCTTCGACTACTTTTTGATTAATAACCTTGCGGTTCATAATGGACTCGACTTGATCCATGTCAAAGTCATTGCCTCTAATAGCCACATCATTCAGTTTATCTTTTACACCGCAATCAATTACATATGATTTTGGTGGCACAAGAAAACCTTCTCGAATGAGTGTTGTAATATCTATCTGGTGCGAACAGTTATTGAATACTTTTCGCAAACCTTTTCCATCGCCTCTGTTAGGTGTAGCAGTAAAGCCTACAATCTCTGCATCTGGATT